CATCAACCTTGCCGCGTGATCCCTTGAGCCTATCATAAGCTATCTTTGCTATAGTATCTTTAGCAATTGCATCCATGATATCCTCTGTATTACTCCCCATTCAATTGGGGTTTTCTGGATCTGGAATCTTTGCCGACATTTCTTGATAAAGATAAGCTTCAATTTCTTGAGGGAAATTACTATATTGAGTTTGACCCTCGCGTAATATTTTACGAAGTTCTTCTTTAATAATTTGCTTAAGGTTTTTTGATGTAAGTTTCATTTTTCATTCCTTTTGAAAATGCGGGCGCTACCCGCCCGAGTCAACAACCGTTTCGGCAACGAGCAACTGGTCTAAGCATCCATTTTTTAGTCATTTTTTTCTCCAATGTTAAGTTTAATTCCAAAATCATCGACTATCATCATAATGAGATAAGAAGTACCAGAAGACAGCCACCCACAAATAAATAGATTTGCCAAAGTGTATTCAACATTAAATAGTTCAGTTCCTCCATTTATAAGAAACAAAAATACCCCAACCCAGAAACCCATACACATTGGACAGTGAAAAAGAGTCGTCCATTTGTTCTCCGGATCTTTCTTTGGTCTTATTGGATCAAAGATACTTCCATGGAGAAGGATTTGAGTGAGCCCGAAGGCTGTTAAAACAAACCAAAGTAATTCCACATTATCCTCTATTTTTTGGAATCACAACCATGTATTTGCCTTCCCAATCTGAAGCTCTAAGGTCAGCACCTGTGGTGCCGGGGAAGACAGAAAGAACAATATATTCATTTGGAATAGCTTTCATTTTTGGTCGATCTGTTTCTGGGTCCATTATTTTTTCACCAGTTTCTGGGTCTAAGATCGGCTCCTTCATCGGGCGTATTATGATTGTTAACCTATCTGTTTCAAAATCAGACAACGGGCGGCTAGTTTTAATAGCTTGAACGTCTACAGTACCCCTTCCTTCTTCTTTTTTAACTATCGTTTCTTCGCCTTCAATCGCCCTGCCGTTTTTGTCTATCGGTACACCGTTTTTTACTCTGGCGACTAAATCATAACCAATGCCCGGTATTGTTGCCTCCAGTACACCTGTACTGGAGGCGATACTCTCAACGTTTTTGGCCAATGCGGCTATTTCTTTAACGTCTTCCACAACTTTTTCAATTTGAGTTGCAAATATTGACCCTTGTCCGGGTTTAGAGTGAACCCTTTTGGTTTTAGCGATTAACCAATCCATGAAATGAATTTTTGGTGGTATGGAGTCCGCTTCGTTCAATACCTTTCTTAACTCTTCTTGAATTAGCCTTTTAAGGCGTTTTGTTGTTAGTTTCATTTTATATTTTCCTTAATATGAATATTTGCCATAAAGATAGGGAGCAAACAAGTTATGTTGTCGAATGGCTCCTTTTTCTTCTGCATGTCTCCGAGCATCGAATTCGGTCGAGTGTTCTCCACCCGGATCAACAAGCCAATCGCTTTCCATTTCTTCGAACTCTTCCATGTTATTCATATATGGCTTTTCTGATCGAATCCACTCTGAGATGTTTTTAAGAGTCAGCTTAACAACGTCGAATTTTTTTGATTGAAGAAGCTTTCCTTCAAGTGAACCATAAACATTGCCACCTTGAATCGAATCATAGGCAACAATTCCCTTTCTCTTGAGATGATCAAATAATCTTGCCTCGGTACCATAAACAATTTCACTCATTAAGTCTTTTGCAAAAGCAATAACTTTTTTTTGTTCTGATAAGACCATAATATCGATGTCATTATGATCAAAGATCATAATGTCACCATTAAGAGTGGCCCGAGCATTCAGTCGAAATTCTGAAATAACGGGACTCTTAATATCAACTTTTATAGGTTTGTCTGGTATATTAACCCTGATGCCCGGTTGTTGAGTATTAACATTAATGTTATCTGTATCTGATACATTTACATTCATTTCTAAATCTGTTAAGCCAATTTTCATTTTTTAAACACCTCATAAACAAGATCTTGAATATAAAATACTTCTTTTACCACTTCTTCTGTTATTGGAGTTTTGCTAAAAGACTGTAGTTTCTCGTGTATTTGTTCCATTTTATCAGAATACTTAATGCTTTTGTTCTCCGAGATTTCTTTTTTAAGTCGGCCAATTTCTTCATTAAGAAAGCATTTAAGCCCTAAACCATTGTCAGAAAAAGATGTAATATAATTTGTTAACAATGTTTTTTGATTTTCTCTTAAAGAATTTTTATAAGTATCATTAAATCTTTTTGTGAACATTTTATAGGTCAAATTATCAACATGCTTCATTTTTTCTTCTTTTTTGCTTGAAGAAGAGATTAGTTTGATCATTTTTTCTTCAAGCAAAACCCTGCTCATGGGGTCGTCAATTTTATCAGAATTTAAAAATTGCCAAGCGGTTGCGATGTCTTTAAAATTGGAAACAAAATTGGAAAAAACATTTTTAGATAATACTTCATTTACTTTTTTAATGAGTTCGGTTTGAGTATTAAAAATTTCTTTTTTATCAAGAGAAATATAGCTTTTTTTAACTTCAAAAAGGAATTTTTCTCCCAATTCGTTAGGAACATCTTTTGATTCAACAATTGTATTTATCAAATCCTTTTCTTTTTTCAATATGGTATTGGAAAAGAATTCTTTAAGAATTGCAAGGCATTCCTTCTTCATTTTCTCATCTTTTCTAACGACAGCCTTGGTATATTCCTTGATTAAGACTTCATAAAGAAAAGCGGTATTTCTTTTCTTATTGTGTTTCATCTTCATTTATTTTCTCCGATTTTTCTAAACTTTCAATTAGTTTATTTACGTGGCTATTAACAGTAAATAGTCGTTGCTCTTCTAAAACATTAAATGACTCCGGAGTCTCCGTTATACCTTTTGCCAATTTTCGAAGCCCATCAGAATAACCGGGAAAATAAGATCTGTTGGTGCCAACTTCAGGGCCAGCCCAAGATTTAATATGTTTTCTTCTACCCCCTTTGTCATATGAGGTTTTGTGGCTCTTATATGGACCTCTTGTATATTTTTTTCCATCCGGACGCTTCCACTTAAATTTGTCATCTCTTTTGGCTGGTGGTTCTGCTAGTAAAATTTCCTCCCATCCTCTCCATCTGTAGCCTCATCTCCACCTAGGTCCATTTCATCTCCACCTAGGTCCATTTCATCTCCACCTAGGCCTCCTCCTAAATCCATTCCTCCCTCTAAATCACCCTCACCGGCTGGTTGATCTGCACCCTCAAGACTAGCTGCAAATTTAACATCAAAAAACATTTCTCTTTGACAACGAAGAAATTCTTCCTCGGATAACCCGAGCATATGCTCTGCAACCCATCGCTTACTAAAATACCCTTCCGTTGCTGCACCGGCAGCTTCGAATTTAACCTTCCAGTGTTCAAGTTCTTGAAGTTCTGCTATTTTTGAAGGATTGTTAAGGCCCAATTTAAACCCAAGAAGATCGTCCCCTTTGTAGCCGAGGGTGTATAGGTGGATTATTCCAATTTTTTCAAGCTCGGAGATAACAACCCTTTGAAGCCTTTGGATGGTTCTGGCAAAACGAATATCTTTTTGAGCAAGAGTGGTTTTGTCTTCTGTTGCTCCTTCTCCCATTGTAAGATAGGATTGGGGAATTTTAATGGCTGCAAACAATTTGTCTCGAAGATATTTAACATCCTCCACGGTACCAGTGAACTGCCCTCCGGTTAGATTTTCAATTTTGGTACTTGTTGCTCCGCGAACAGGAACATAGTAATCTTCTTCAATTGACATTGGATTGTATCGTAAATCAACTTTACCAGTCGTAGGATCGGAAACTTGGTGTCGCTTCATCTGAGTCATGACTTTTTGCATGTACTGTTCAACGTCTTGCGGGGCAATGTTACCAACATCGACATAAAATACTCTACGTTCCGGGCTTCGGACAATTCTATAGGCCATCATTGCATCTTCAAGTAATGTCAACTGTCTCCAGATCCGCCGAGAGGCTTCCAGAACAGATGTTCCATATGGCATATGCTTATCATTTCCTAGGACTCTAAAATGCGCTAATTGCCAATTTTCTAAAGTCAAGCCACCAGTGTTCCATTGAAATTGAACATAATTGGGATTCGATTCATCTTCTCCTTCTATCCTCTCAACTTCTTGCGGCGGAAGACCAATAACATTGCGAATTCCCATATTCTCATCGATGTCTAAATAAAGAAACAGGTCCCCGTATTTACACATTGTTCGACACCAACCGAAAAGGTTATAATCAACATTAAGAATGTTATGATACAAAGTATCTAAAATAGACTTAATTTCTTCATTTGGACACTTAATGGTTAACATCGGCTGCAGCATTGAATGTGTGGTCATTTCATCTGCGTAAATGTCTAGAGCGGAAGCTAATTCCGGCATGTATTCCATTTGATCGAAATCGACATAACGCTCTGACCTGTTTCTGTTTGAAATCATGTTAGCAGCAAGAACATTCATGGGATTATATTCAGTCTTTTTAAACTGTTGTCCGGAAGCTGATTTGAACCATTTGGAATAAATATCCAAATGTCTTCTTCTCAATTGCCTTCCGGTTTGCGTTCTTCTATTAATAATAGGGCCGGAAAACAATCTAGTTAAAGCCCTAAAGAGCTTTGTTTCCTCATTATATGGGCTTCTTCCTTTTCTTATTCTTTTTGGCATTTAATTAACCTCTAAAAATCCATGCGAATTCTGTTTGTTGTTTTTTCACTTTTTCTAATTTTTTTTGCTTTTTCACATCATGATAGCCATCCATTCCTTCAATGGCTGTGTTCATCATGCGCGAGCTTGTGAACATCCCATCAAGCATAGCTTTTTTATATTCCACATCTCTTTCATTAACTTGTAGCGCGGTGTCTCTGACCCAACACCCTATAGCTAAAGCCATTACAAGATCATCATTATAACTTCTCATTGCTTGTGGTTTCCCGTTTTTCCAAATAAAAGTTTTCAATTCATTAAACAATCTAACAGAATTTGTTCTAATTAGCTTATTTCGTATGAATTCTTCCAATTTGGCGACAATGAGAGGTCTTGTTTTTGTTGTTGTAGAGAACCCGGGCAATGCTTTTGTGTTGTGTTCAGCTTCCAAGGCATCAATGTATTCATGAGAAGATTTCAAAGAATAATAAAGATTTGGATATTCCAAATCTTTTAATTTTTCTAAAACAGAGATCCCAATACTATTGTTCTCAACAACAAGAAGACAATTACCAAACTCCTTTCCTATGCTGCAAAGGAAGGTTGAGTAAGTATCTAGATTTGGTTTTCCTTGATACTCTCCTATGATCTCCATGGTTTCAAGCTTTATAATGTGGAAAACCGAGTGATCAGTACCATCACCACGTGCAACATCAGCAGTTAACAAGTAAGTGAAATTTGGATCGTATCTTTCCCAAAGCCAAAAATTTCTATCATATCCGGTTCTATAGATTGGATCTCTAATATTGTTAAAAATAATTTCCAAATCATCCGGATGTACAACAGTTTCCCCGGAAGCATTAAAAGAACACTCGAGTTCTTGAGCGATTTGCCTCTTTGACATATTCCTTGTTTCTTTTTCAAACCAAGCTTGATCTCTATCCGGATGAGTTTGCCATGGCAAATTGATTGTATGAAATTCGTTGTCATCTGCTATGGCTTCTGTATAGATTTTATGAAACCAGTTACCAACTCCATTAGGGGTGGACAAAGCTATACATCTCCCACCTGTCGACAAGGTAGGGTAAATAGACGTCCAAATGTTATTCATGTTTTCAATATGGGCAGCTTCGTCGAGAACCAAAAGAGAAAGAGCCTCCGAGCGACCAGCATCTGTGGAAGTTGAGGAGGCTTTGATGATTGAACCATTTGAAAGTTCAAATGAAGTTCTATTGTCTATAATAATTTCTGAAATCTTTATCCACTCGGGAAGATTCTTCATGGCCATTTTGACCTTACGAACAAGGTTTGTGGCCGTACTCAGTTTGGTTGCCAAAATGAGAATGTTTTTCTCTTTGTGAAATAACATAAACCAAACACAATATGCCGCCACAAGGGTCGAAAGACCAAGCTGACGTGCTTTGAGAACAACGTTGAATCGATAATCGTTAAAATCAACAAGACAATCTTCTTGGAAAGGATATGTTCTAAAAGGGATTCTCCCTTTCATTGGGTGAGATATTAGGCAATAATTGTTAATGAAATAAGACGGATTCTTACCAGATTGAATAATTTCCTTTATAATTTGTTTTTTTGTTAATTGAAATGACATTCATTACTTTTGGTTTGCGCCTTTCTTATATGTTACATTTTGAGGACGCTTTGCTTGATGACCACCCATTTCTAGAAACTTGCGAATAGCATCATCCACCTTTCTATTCTCCGAGCCTTTGGCAAGAGAGAAGTCGTCTTCCTTAACGCCTGAAATACTATAGTGTTGCTTTGCATTAACAAAAGAACGGATCCGAGAAGTGCTTTGAGCAATGATATCCGGATCTCCTTGTTTTGTCAAAGTGATAGAATTTCCTGTGATCGCTTTGTATTCCTTTTGAAGAAACTTCTTAATCTCATTAAGTTTGCGAGCAATTTCATCTTCGAACCCACCACCATAAATCTCTTTCAATTGAATGTCTGATTGGTAAGTAATACACATGCTATCGTTGTAAAACTTAACACCAAAACCATCCATAACTCTTTTATCTAAAATAGGATCACCTTCTTCTCGCGAAATTCCTACCTTGCGAACCTCTCCATCATATGAGTAGCGTTCGTCGTGAGCGCCATCATAAGCATTTGCGGCTGCTTGTTGCAACCCTTGAATGATTTCTAGAATATTTGATTTAGCCATTGTTTGGTCTCCAGCCTGTTTTCCATCTCTCTTCTCTACCTTCCACCCATTGAATGTAGCACTTTTCACAACAATTAAACTTTGACATATAAACATCATCATTTGATTTAAATGAATAAATACTGCAAACTGGACACGAACGAGATGAGTTCTTATTAATTAGTTTTCGTGGAACAAAAACGCCACTTACTTCAACTTTGTCTAAATCTTCTTCGCGAAGCTCTTTATGATAAACTTCTTTAAGTTGAATTAGATACT